ATATTATTGGTACAGGTGGCTGTCGTTCAAGAGCAATACCATGTTCAGATTTAGAGTTTGCTAAATTTGAAATGATGATTAGTGCTAAACAAGAAGTAGTCAATACTCATACTCAATGGATAAAAACTGTTGTAGCTAGAGTAAGTAGATTTAAAGAGATAATTAAATCTATGACTAAGTTCTCTCAAGTAGAGAAGTTTGCTAATCATAAAGATATACAATGGAAGATTGACCCTAGTATACTCGCAGATAAAATGGGTATGGACTTGGTTATCTCTATTGATGACGCAGCCGAATCAATTATGAATATTGGCTCACCAAAACAAACAAGAGCAGAGAAGATACTTGCTTGGAAACAAGCTAATGGTGTCAGTTTAGCCTCTTAATAATCTAACAGGTATAGGGGAGAAATCCCCTTACCTTTTAATAGTTGACATACTAACAATAGTATAGTATATTATAAACATTACTAATTAATTTTAGTAGTGTTTTTTTTTAATCTAACAATAAGGAGAAGATATGAGTACATTAGTTGCAAAACTAAAAAATCAGTACGAAACTCAATATCAACATAGCATTACGCCAGTCGAATTGCGTCAATTAAACTCTGTTGAAAGTGATTTTGTATTAAACAAACCTAGTTATGCTGTGCTTGACACAGAAAATAACAAGGCAATACATCTACATGGTGCTAACTACCAGTTGATACCCTATGAAAAAATATTATCTGGGTTATCTAATGCATTAGATGAGTACGAAATAGATATAAGTGATACATCTATTAAATTTAATTTGTCACCAGACTTAAATTACATGAAACTTAGAATTTTGTTTGGAGATACTGGAGATTTTGGTACTTACTCTATGAGTCATAATGAAAATGATAAACTAAAGTTTGGTATTGAAGTTATATCTAGTTATGATGCATCAATTATCTATCAATTAAGGTCAATGTTTTTAAGATTAATATGTGCAAATGGTATGAAATCATTTGAAGATATTAATTCGTCTATGAAAAGACATACACTTCAATTTAATCTTGATGATTCATTTGCTAAACTAAAAAATCTTAACACAACCTTTAGTGATATGAAAAATAAAGTAGAGGTATATCAAAGTGTAGAGTTAAGTAGACAAGATGTTGAAAAATTATTTAGAAAGTTTTCTAATAATTCTGATGGTAAGTATCACTTACTTAATAATGTATTAGAAACTGATGCAAATAAATCAACACTCTATGATGTATATAATGCAATAACAAATTACAGTTCACATAATGAACGAGCTGTTAAGATAGGTAAAAGAGATAGTAAAGATTATAAGATTGAATCTTCTAAGAAAGACTCTGTAAGAAGTAATGAAGATAGAGATTTTGAAGTTAGAAACTTTCTAAAAAGTAATGACTTTATGTTTTACTATCATCAAGGCGTAGCCAACAGAGCAAAACAATAATAAATATTGTGGGGGGTGCTATGTATATACTAACCCCCCTGCAACGACAGGACACCTTATCATATTATGACAGAAAAACCAAGTAGACAAATTGACACACCTATTAAATTGTGTTATAATTGTGACTTAAAAGCAATCATTATAATCAACAAAAAATATTACTGTGCAGACTGTGGTTTGCGTAAAACAACAACAAGGATAGAGTATGAAAACATATGTACCAGAGAGAACAGATAAAACACCAGAAGAAAAAATAGGTATAGCAAAAATACAAATTATGTTTGAAGATTCATTCGGTTTGTTCAATGCTAATAGTGGACATATGTCAGATGTACACAAACAAAGAGAAAAAGATAAAGCTACTAATTGGTTTCGTTCTAAAGATTGCGAGTTCTTTTGTGACCTTGCAGGTACAGAACAAGATCACATAATTAAATTGCATGATGTATTGACATACCAATACAACACAGGTAAAGTAACACTTGAAGAAGTAAGATTTGCAATACGAAAATTGGAGTTAAAAATATGAATATATTTCACTTACACAAAGACCCAGAGATATGTGCTAGTTATCATTGTGATAAGCATGTAGTAAAAATGATATTAGAAACAGGACAGATGTTATCAACTGCGTATCAAAGACATTGTGGTATTGATGAACAACTATACAAACCTGCATACCCACATCACCCAATGACTATATGGGTAGGAGATTCACTTGGTAATTATATGTGGTCAATGGATTTACTAGGTCATTTACTTAATCAATACAGACACAGATACCATAACAAAATTCATAAGACAGGTAGAATACTAAACAATCTTATATGTTTAAATGAAAAAGTAAAAGATAAATTTGAATATAAAACATTTCTTATACCACCACAATGTATGCCAGATGAATACAAACATGAAGATTATATTACTGCATACAAACAATATTATGTTGGTGAGAAAAAACGATTCGCTAAGTACACAGCAGTTGACACACCAGACTTTATGTGTTAAAGTAGTTCCATATATATATAAATAAACCCTCAACAAAGGAGACATATGTCGGACATACCAACAGTAGATACTTCGTGGGAAATGAAATGGATGCGTTCTTTAAGAAAGAGAGCCATCAACATTCTCGCAAGAATCGAAAATGATAGAAAACCTACACAAGAACTTCATTATGAATTGAGAAAAGCTATGGAAGCTTTTACTTATTGGAATAGTGATACTGCTATGTGGGAAAAACATCAGATGATAATACCTACTACTCAACCTGTACCTCAAGCTGAGATACAAGAGTCAGAAGTAGACCCAGTAGATAGTAATTAGTGGACATACTAATTACTTTTCTATTTATAGGTGGTGGCTTTGCAGAAATACCTGCAAGGCTACAACCTTATGAATTTTGTACTGATAAATCACAAGAATATATTACCTATGTAGAAAATCCAAATTACAAAGAAGGCAATGGTCAAGTGTGGATACATGGTACATACAATAACAAAAAAATATTTGCAACATATTGCAAGACACTTGACAGAAAAAGAATGGTAAGTTATTATGATCCAGAATATGAAGAAAAGATTAAGTAAAATAAATGTATGGTCATTGTATTACCGAACAGAGATTGTTTGGTTTAGCATTGGCTTTATTATAGGAGTAATATTAATATGAAAATAAATGAATGGGGAGTATTTGTAGAACGACCAGACACTTCAACTTATGAAATAAAATTAAGTGAAGATTTAGCTAGTAAAGTTTCTGAATACATACAAAAATTAAAAGAAAATGATAAAAATATTTTGTCAGGGAATACAGAAGGTAAGATACTATGGTAATGAAACTAAAAGAAATAGAAGCAAAGATAGGTACACTATCTAATCCAAGTAAAATGCCCTCGTATGCGTGGGGCATACCAATACAATATTGTGTGACAGGTAGTAAGCTAGCATTAGTTGATGGCACTATCTGTAACAAATGTTATGCAGGTAAAGGCTGTTATGTATTTCCAGTTGTAAAAGCTATGTATGAAAAAAGATATCAAGCTATTGCATTACCAGAATGGGTAGATTATATGGCAGAATTACTTACCCAAAAGTACAAAAACCTAGATAAATCAAGGCGTTTTCATCGTTGGTTTGACTCTGGTGATGTGCAATCTTACTCACATCTTATGAAGATATTTGAGGTGTGTGAACTTACACCACACATAAAGTATTGGTTAGCTACTAGAGAGTACAAAATTATAGACCAAATCAAAGAAGAAGATGTACCAAAGAATTTATGCTTACGAGTATCAACAACTAAAGTTGACAGCCCACCACCTAAGTTTTGGAAGTGGACATCTGGTGTGCATAAAGATAAGAAAGCAGTAGGTCGTGAGTGTCCTGCACCTAAACAGAATGGTGAGTGTGGTAGCTGTCGTGCCTGTTGGAGTCATAAAGTTAAACAAGTAAGTTATAAGGAGCATTAATGACAGAGCAAGAAAAAAAAGACTTTGAATGGGCTAGTAGTTTTTATTTATATGATGACCTAGATGGTGACTGGGTTAATTGGGATGAAGAAAAATTACATAGTGAAATTGAAAAGATAGCATGGCAACCATTTGAATATTGGGAAGGTGAAAAGATTTATAATGAAATAGAAAAACTAGCAGACTCAGTAAGAGAAAAAATAAAAAAGGAAAGCAATGATGAATAAAGAAAAAATAATACTAGAGATACGAGAGATACTAAATGTATATCAAGATACAATGACAAAAGATGTAGAACAATCATTAAGAAACTTAATTGATTTTATAGAAAGGGTTAAAGATGACCAAAGTATCTAAAAGAAAAATAAAAAAATTTTTAACTTTAAGTTTTAAAAAAAATAAAGATTACTATAACAAAGAACTTGAGATAGCCATAGAAGTTATACAAGATTTTTTAAATTGTGAGCCATTAGATGTTGGTAAATTACAAGGTAATACATTTGATACAGTATATGAGATAGATAATGAGGAGTAGTATATTACTTATCTTTTTTTTGTGCCTTGTTTCTTGTAAAGATTTAAACATAGACCCAACAACAAGTGTACTTAAACATATAATAACTAATGGTAATAAATAATGTTTGAGTTTAAACACCCAGACTATTATAAAAAATTAAGAAAGAACTTGACAAACAAAGATAACTATGATAAGGAGAATCATGATGAAAAAATACAAAGTAAGAATATTCGGACTAGGAATAGACGCAAAGGGACTAATACCATTTCCATACGAACCAACAATAGAGATGGTTGAGAATGCTGTTGCTGAATATTTAAACGAAGGACTAATGAAAATAGAAGCTGATGACTTCTATGCAAAAGATAGATACACAATAGTATACGAGGAAATGCCAGTTGAATTATAAACAACAGTTAGCAGTAGTAGAAGGGCTATTCATTCCACCAGATACATCTGTTAGAATGGACTGTCCTTTTTGTTCTGGTAAAAATACTTTATCAGTAGACACATCAGCCAATAATCTTAATTGGTATTGTTTTCATGCATCATGTAATGCCAAAGGTAAATATCAAGGAGAAAAAAATATGAACTATGTAACAGATACATTTAAACAGAAAGAAGAAATACAAAATTTAAAATTTGAAATGCCAGATAGTTTTACATCTGTATATTCAGATGAGAAAGCAATGAAGTACCTACATAAAAATAATTGTTGGGAAGCATGGAGTTGGGGTAGAGCAACAATAAAGTTTGACATAGCACAGAACAGAGTAGTTTTTTGTGTTAAAGACCCAGAAACAGATGAGATTGTAGGTGCAGTAGGTAGAGGATTAAATTCTAAAGTCTATCCAAAATGGTATATGTATGGCAACAAAGATGTACCATTTACTTGTGGATTGACAGAACACAAAGAGGCTATACTTGTAGAGGATTGTGCATCTGCATGTGCAGTATCTAATGTATTAACAGGTATAGCTTTAATGGGTACATCATTAAAAGAATCTCATAAGAAGTACTTGACACAATACAAAAAATTGTATATAGGGTTAGATAGAGATGCAACAACTAAATCATTTGCTATTGCTAATGAACTTAAATCTTATGGTATTAAGAATGTTCATGTTAAAACATTAGAAGATGATTTAAAATATTATGGAACAAAAGAAATAGAGGAGATGTTTAATGACTGAAGATATGAAAAAAGAAATACTAGAAAAATGGAATGAATGGAAATATGATGTCTGGGAATCTAATAAAATTAATTGGACACAAAGAGATCAATCAATAGCAGAAACAATAGATCAAATCCTTTTAAAAGAATTAACAAAATGATAGAAAAACAAATAATAAAATTAATGCTAGATAAAGATTTTTATACAGAGTATAAAGGTCAAGTATCTCGTAATGTATTTCAAGGTAGCTTTGGTTCTTTGTATGATACAATACAAAAAGCACATGAGAAGTATGACTCTGATATAAGTATTGATGAGTTGTATTCTTTACATACTGCTGTATTTAATCCTGCACTTACCCGAGCAGCAAAAGAACAGTTCAGTGAATTGCTTGAAGATATAAAAGAAACACAGCAACCATCAAAAGAAATAGCAGATGATATTATAAAAATATTAATTGAGAGAGATGTTGCACAGAAGATAGCAATTGAAGCTACAGAAATATTTAATGGTAAGCCTGCAGATTTTAATTTTATTACAAACCTTATAGAAAAACATAAGTCAGGATTACCTGTACAAAAATTAGATGCAGTAACAGATAATATTACTGAACTACTTGATGAGTTAAATGTTGTAAGTAAATGGAGTTTTAATTTATCTGTACTAAAAAATAATATAGGTGGAATCGGTCCAGGAAATCTTATGATTGCATTTGCTAGACCAGAAACAGGTAAGACAGCATTCTGGGTTAGTCTTGTATCAGCACCATATGGATTTGCTGAACAAGGTGCAAAGGTACATGCTTTTATTAATGAGGAACCTGCAGTGCGTACACAAATGAGAGCCATCAGTTCTTTTACAGGACTTAACAAAGAACAAATTGTAGAAGATGTTGATAAAGCACATGATGATTGGGTTAAGATAAAAGATAATATTAAAATGATTGATACAGTTGATTGGTCTATGGATGATATTGATAGTCATTGTGAAAAACATAAGCCAGATATTATTGTAATAGATCAATTAGATAAAGTAAATATGAAAGGCACATATGCACGAACAGATGAAAAGCTAAGAGCAATCTATACAAGTGCAAGAGAGATAGCAAAGAGAAGAGAATGTGTAGTCATTGCTATATCACAGGCATCAGCAGATGCACACAACAGAGATCATATATCATTTGATATGATGGAGAACTCTAAGACAGGTAAGGCAGCTGAAGCAGATTTAATTATTGGTATTGGTAATAGAACATCTAATGATCCTACTAATAATACCAGAGTATTAAACATAAGTAAGAATAAAATAACAGGTTGGCATGGAGATCCATCTTGCTTGCTAGATAAATACATAAGTAGATTTACAGATTAACGGAAAGGTAATATGAATATATTAAAGCTTAGTAAAATATTTGAAGACTTTATTGATAAACATAAAGATATAGATGATACTGGTAGAGGCATGTGGTTAGATAAAAATCCAGAAAGAGATATTGATGTTAGATATAAAGGCGAAGATTATATTATAACAATAAGGAAGATGGAAATATGATAACAACAATAGATGTAGAAACTTCTTATCAAAAAACAGAGACAGGTGGCTTTGACCCATCACCATTTAATCCACAGAATATATTAGTTAGTGTAGGTATTAATGATGAATACTATTTTACTAATCATAGTGAAAGAATTGATGAAGGATGTTATCATAAGATACAAAAAATTTTAGATGAAACTAAAATACTTATAGGTCATAATATTAAATTTGATTTAAGTTGGTTACTTGAGGCAGGATTTACTTATACAGGTAATGTATATGATACAATGATTGCAGAGTATGTACTTAATCGTGGTGTAAGAAAAAGTTTAACATTACTTATGTGTTGCCAAAGAAGAAAGTTAGATGCTAAAGATGATGCAGTAAAAGAATATATGGATAGAGGTGTATCATTTGAAAATATACCTGCAGAAATTGTAGAGCAGTATGGCAGAATAGATGTAGCTATTACTAGACAGTTGTTTGATTCACAAATGGCAGACTTAAGAACAGATAAACATAAAGGTTTGTTAAAGACAATCAAAGTTATGAATGAGTTTTTAATTGTGCTTACTGATATGGAACGTAATGGTATCAATGTAAACTTAGATGATCTTAAACAAGTAGAAAAAGAATACAGAGCAGAGTTTGCATATCTAAAACAAAAGATAGATAAGATTGTATATGATAAGATGGGAGATACTAAGATTAATTTAGGTAGTCCAGAACAATTATCATGGTTAATATATTCTAAAAAACCTAAAGACAAAAATGAATGGGCTAAGATATTCAATACAGGTGTAGATAAATTTACAAAAAAAAATAAGAAAAGACCTAAGTTTTCTTTTTCACAATTTAGAACATTAGTAGCTAATAACTCTGAACCTATACATAAAACTATTGCTAGCCAATGTTTGCATTGTAATGGTAAAGGTGTAATAAGAAAAGTTAAAGTAGATGGTACACCATATAAAAAATATAGTAAATGTGATGAGTGTCATGGTGAAGGATTTATATATTCTAACATGGCTAAAATTGCAGGGTTTAATCAAAGACCTAGAAGTGTATATGATGTATCAGACTCTGGATTTAAAACAGATAGAATAACTTTA